AAATGGCAAAGCAAATCTCACCCGTAACAATATGGGTAAACGGACAGAGCAAGGAAGCAAAGTATCTTTCAGTTACTGGCATCAATGACAACTACGAATCTTCAGCAACTAACTATTGGCAAATGTTTACGATGGTAGTGGATGCCGAAGGTGTTGAATCAATGGGCGAAGCGGTTGCTCAAGGTAACTTGACCTGCGATGGGCAGGACTACATTGATTGGTGCAATGAAACCGCGTTGAACGTGAATGATTGGATTTATGATTGGACTGCGAATAAGTTGAACTTGACAATTATTTAGTATTTTTGAATCTAAATTAAACACTATGAGTATCATTGAACTGAAGGCTAAAGCCTATGATTTGCTTGCAACCTTAGAGTACACTCAAAAGCAACTGCAAGAGGTTAACCAAAAGATAGCAGAAGAACTCCAAAAAGAGAAGAACGAAAATGGATAGCAAAAGCATTGGAATGTGTGTGGCAACCATATTGATTAAACTTTGGGCAGATATTGCACTTAGTGAGGTCGGTGTGGTTGTTGCTATTTTGGCAGGAATCTCAACGATAGTCTATAATGTTTACCGATTGGTAAAAGAAATCAAATCATGAGGCAATTCTTCACAGAGGAAAGCAACCGATTAAGCATGAAAAGACTTTGTGCATTCATTGGTACTTTATCATTATGTGCGACAATGATTGCCAAGCCTACTGATGTTGCTATCTACTCTGTTACATTTTTAGTATCATCAGCACTTGGGTTCTCATCTGCTGAGAAAATATTTAGGAAATGAGATATCTTTTATTGCTAATATTATTTGGATGCAACCCAGTTAAGCAGGTCCTCCGTGACCAAGAGAAACTTGAGGAAGTAGCAAAGGTTGTAGTCAAAGGGGGATGGTGTGCGAATGATACTACATTCATTACCAAATCAGATACTCTTCTTGTTATAGATACATTGGTCACAATTGACACTTTAACTGATACCTACATACTCAATGATACAGTACACATTGTAAAGTGGAGGACAAGAGATATAACTAAGTCTATAACCATTCATGATACTATCAAGTCCTTCATTGTAGATAATTCCCGTGTGAGGTTATTACAGACCGATTCAAGCCGTTTAAACAAATTGGTGAATGAATATAAGCACAAGGCTGATAATCGCTTGAATTGGCTTATATCTCTTTTGGTTCTCATTGCACTTTTCATCTATTTAAAATTTAAGAAATGAAGTTGTCAGAACACTTAGATTTGTCAGAAGTAACCCGTAGCGAATCAGCGAAACGTAAAGGAATCAGCAATATGCCTACTGAGGCACACATTGCAAACTTCAAGTTATTAGCAGAGAATATATTTGAACCAATCCGTAATCACTTCAGATGTCCTATTATTATTTCATCAGGTTACAGAAGCAAGGAGTTGAATGCTGTCATCGGAGGGTCATTAACCTCTCAGCATTGTCAAGGTGAAGCAATTGACATAGATATGGATGGAACTTCTCAAGGGGTTACCAATCGCATGGTCTTTGATTATATCAAGGATAACCTAAACTTTGACCAGTTAATTTATGAGTTTGGAGATGCTAATAATCCTGATTGGGTTCATGTTTCTTATGAATCAAGTGGAAAACAAAGAAAGCAGATACTAAGGGCAATAAGGTCAGGAGGAAAAACAATCTACAATAATTACTAATGACTAAAGTTGAGTTGTGCAATCAGTATCGTGAAAAATATGGATGGGAGATGCCAACTCTCAAACTGGCAAGGATTGTCTACAATGAGAATCCTTTGTTATTTAACACAGTTGATACTGCAAGGACTTGCATAAGAAGTCTTGAAGGGAAGGGTAGCAAGAGGGTACTAAAAAGAAAAGATGTGGAAGAAAGACCTAAAAACCCATACAGTCTGCCTGAATCAGATGAGGCAATTTACCAACCTTATGACCTTAAAGCAAAGCGGTTGTTGGTTCTTTCCGACATTCACATACCTTATCATAATATTGAGGCATTGACTTGTGCTTTTGATTTTGCAAAAGGAGAAAAACCTGATGCTATTCTTTTGAATGGTGATACACTTGATTTCTTTGGGTTGAGTAGATTCTCTAAAGACCCTAAAGCAAGGTCCTTTGCACATGAACTAAAGACATTTAAGGAGTTCATGGATGTCGTTAAAAAGACATTCAATGCCAAGATTTACTTTAAGATAGGCAACCACGAAGAAAGGTACTTTCATTTCTTATGGATGAAGGCACATGAGATTGTGGGGGTTGAGGAGTTTGAACTTGAGAACATTATTAAGTCAAGGGCAGAAGGTATTGAGATAATTAAGGATAAAAGGATTATCAAAGCAGGTGACCTCAACATTATTCATGGGCATGAGTTTGGTGGGTCAGTATTTAGTCCAGTAAACATTGCAAGGGGTTTATTTTTAAAGGGTAAGGTATCTGCTATGCAAGGACACAATCATTGTAGCAGTTCCCATGTTGAAAGAGATATGAATGGAGGTGTAGTAAAGACTTGGTCTTTAGGTTGTTTGTGCGAACTTCATCCCTCTTATCTACCTATCAACAAATGGAATCATGGTTTTGCTATTGTTGATGTTGACGGAAAAGATTTCAATGTAAGAAACTACACAATAGATAAAGGTCAAATATCATAATGGCATACGTTTACAGACATATAAGATTAGATAAAAATCAACCTTTTTACATTGGTATAGGTTCTGATGGTGAATATAAAAGAGCAAATGAAAGGACAAGAAGAAGTGAACTTTGGAAAAAGATTACTGCAAAATCAGATTATTTTGTTGAGATAATTGCAGATGAAGTATCTGTTGAATTTGCAAAGGAAAAGGAGATTGAGTTTATAAAACTATACGGAAGAATAGACAAAAGCACTGGAACTTTATGCAATATGACAGATGGTGGAGATGGAATACATGGGTATATATTTACAAAAGAGCATAGGCAAAAATTAAGCATAAGTTCAAGCAAAAGAATTGTTAGTGAAGAGCAAAAAGAAAAGTTAAGGAAATATAGGTTAGGAATAAAAAATTCTCCTGAAGCAAGAAGAAAAATAAGTTTAGCAAATAAAAACAGAAAAAATACTCCTGAGCAAAACATTGCAGCATCTATTAGAATGAAATCTAATAACCCATCAAAAGGAAAACATGGTAAAGATAGTTGCTCATTTAAAGGATTTATAGAAGCCTACAAAAATGGATTACTACAAGGATGTTATGATGGTGTTTATGATGCAGCAAATAAATTGAATGTTACTGCAACTAAAATATCAGCAGTTTTGAAAGGAAGAAGAAACCATACTGGAGGATACACTTTTGTAAGAACAACCAAAATCCTTTAACTATGGAGGATGACCTTGTTTTAGGAGAATCAGATGAGGTTGAGTATGTTGAAGAAGAACTTGGGTATGGTTACCCTCAGTACATATCTTCATCCGTTGAGGTCCTGACAATGTTAGAAACTGCCAACCCGATGACTAAGGAGGAAGTGCAAAGGGTGGAGGAATTAAAGAAACTTTGTTTTGAAATGCTTGAATTTTCTGTAAAATCTATGCACTCAATGCTATTTATCAATGACATAGCAGATTGATTTTTAAAGTTTTGATTGTGATTTGACCCCTGATGTATCTACATTGGGGGTTCTTTTATGGGTTAACTGCAAAAAAATATTTTAAAAAAGATTAAAAAAGTATTGTTTATATGAAAATAATGTTTACTTTTACTAAACAATCACAAACAAAAACAAATCAAAATGAAAGCAATTATCAAGATTAACTTAATGAACCTTAAAGACACAATGCACAAGGTTGCAAAATTTGAACATGGTTTATACTATATCAATGTTCCTTTCTTGAATGATTTTATCACTCTTACTTTTCTCCCTAACCAAGTAGAAATATTTAATTAATAACTCAGGGGTGCAGCATCCTTCCAACTGCAACAAATCACAATCAAAACAAATCACAATGGAAAAAATTGACATCACAAAAAAATCAAGGAATATGCTTCTTAAATCCATAAAAGGTACAGAAGATTTAAAAGTGCAATTTATTGAATCTGAATATTTTGAAGATTTTTACCCTTTTATTTTTGAACTGTTTGATTTCACTCATGAGCAGTTAGAAGAAGTTAAATATGATTTTATAAAAACAAGAATATAATCACATGAAAAAGTCAACACTTCAAACCATCATCATCATCATTGTCTGCTTAATCTTATGCACCGCAGATAACTGGTTTTAACCTTAAAAATCAAATCACAATGAATCCTAAAAACTTGGAAGAATTCAAAGAGTACCTTCAACAAGAACTTGACTTTGGATGGACAGTGCCATCAGAATGGTCCAAAGGTTTTGATGATTGCTTGAAAAGATACATCGGAAAACTTGAAATATTTATAAATCATAAAAACCAAAACAATGATACCATACATGACAAAGGAAAATCTTAGAAAGATTAGGCGGTCCAAAGATGTGACCCAAGAGAAGTTAGCATCTATCTCAGGCATCAGTCTTGCAACCATCAACAGAGCAGAAAAGACTGGCAAGGTTAGGCTTGAAACTATGCAAATTTTATTTCGGACATTAGAAGAAAAGTGTTAATTTTAAATCAAATCAAATCACAACAATGAAAAAGACAATCACAACAAATGTCAGAATTCCATCAGATTGGTTAAAGATTTCTATTGATGACATCATGGTAACAGTTACTGCTCATATCAATGAAAGCGGTGATTCGGTAGATGTATCGGTTAAAGAAATCATTTTCCCAGGGTGGCACTCATTCAACATTGACTCCAAGCATCAGTTCGCAGTCTATGAGTTGGTAGAACAGAAGTGTATGGATGCCTATACATTCAAGATGGAATCAGATTATGACCACTCTTACTATTCCGATTATGTATTATGACCGAATTGAAATGACCTTAGAGGTCCGAGGCGAAGTTAGAGCAACTGCCTTCCCATTGAGGAATCATGAGTCAATAGAAAGACAGAGGCATCAATGGTATTATTTTTATGGGTTAAAAAGCATTAAAGACTGGGAGATTTACATAACTCAAAAGTCTATGATGCAAAACTCCTCACCTTATAGAATTGAAAAACCTTTTCCTTTTTTAATCAAATCACAACAAAATGAATCAACAGAATCAGAATCAACAAACGAGCATTGCGAACCAACTGATACTTCAGGGGGACTTGAGCAAACTGTCGGCAAACGACAAAGTCAGGTATTATAACGGGTATTGCGAAAGGATGGGACTTGACCCATACACAAAGCCGTTTGACCTTCTCAGACTTAATGGCAAAGAAGTTCTTTACTGCACAAGGTCAGGCACTCAGCAACTTAACAAACTGCACAAAGTATCTCACTTGATTACCAGTAGGGATACCAACCAAGAAGCAGGGGTTTATATTGTAACAAGCAAAGCATCCCTTCCTGATGGTAGGTGTACAGAAAGCATTGGGGCAGTAAACATTGCAGGACTAAAAGGTGAGGCTTATGCTAATGCCATTATGAAGGCAGAAACTAAGGCAAAACGGAGGGCAACCCTTGACCTATTAGGTTTAGGTGTCTTGGATGAGTCAGAGGCAGAATCAATCCCTAATGCGACCACAGTTTCTATTCAAACAACAGTTGATAATAAAGACCTTATAAATTCAACTCCAATAAACACAATGATAAAAGCATTGATGCCTGAGATGGATATTGAGGCTGAGGTTATCACAGAAACCGAGGAAGAAAAAGAGTTGAGCATTGGCAGACTGGCAATTGCTATAAAGAAGGCAAGTAATATTGTTGAACTCAAAGCAGTCTATGATGCCAATAAGCACAAGATAGAAACCAACACATTTATCAAGGACCAACTAAAAGCAAGAAAGAATGAACTCATTAGCAGTAAATGACATAAAGGTGGGGGATATTGCCCCTACTAAGTTCGGTATTGAACTCTTAGCAGATAGCATTCAAGAGCAGATAAACGATGGACTTCTTGACCCCTTAGATGTCGCAATCAAGTTCAATAGCATAGAACAACTTGCCAAGTCGGTAAAAAGCCGAATAACCGAGAATGTTCTTACAGAACTTACAAAGCATCCCAAAGGTAAGGCAGAGGTACTTGGGGCGACTGTTAGCGAGATGGTGACAGTCAAGTATGACTACTCAGACCTTCCAGGTTGGACCGAACTTGAAGAACAAATCAAGGTCCTCAAGGAGCAACAGAAAGAGATAGAAGATAAAGAGAGGACCTACTTCAAAGGTAATCTTCCAATCAAGTCAGCATCTTCCACATTCAAAGTTCAACTCAGTAAATAAACAAATATGCAAAAGTTAATCAGTCTTTCAATTGATGTAGACAAGTTAGATGTAAAGAGATTGTACAAGGGTAAAAAAGGGAAGTACCTATCTGCAACCTTGTTCCTCAAGGAAGATACCGACCAATACGGGAACAATGGGTTTATCGTTGAATCCATTACCAAAGAGGAAAGGGAAGCAGGCAAGAAAGGTACTATTATCGGCAATGCAAAGTTTATGGCAGGTGGTGCATCTAAGCAAGAAGAACCACAAGATTTACCCTTCTAAATCTTAACGGGTGGGGTTAGCGACCTCACCCATTTTAAATTAAATCACAATGAAAGTAACATTAAGTGTTCAAGAGCAAATAATTGTTGAAGGCATTGCACTTGCAAGGCATCATAACAATATAGAAAGAGGAAGTAGGTCTTATAAGGTCGGAAAAGGTGATGACTTACAAATAACTATTGAAGGAACTGGTGGAGAGTTTGCCTTTTGCAAAATACAAAATATCTACCCCGATATGTCTATTGAGCAACCTATGCCATTTGATTGTACCATAAACGGAAAAGTATTTATAGATATTAAAACAACAAGGAAACTTGATGGGATGCTTTTAGTAGGATTGTGGAAGTCAAGGTCTGTACCCAATTATTATGCATTAATGGTTGGTGAAATGCCTACTTATGAGTTCAAAGGTTTCTTCCCAGGTCATGAAGTGTTCAATCCTGAGAATATTGTTGATTTAGGGCATGGAGATACTTATGGGATACCTCAAAACAGATTAATACTTAAACTATGAAAAGAATCTTTGAATGGGTCTACTTCATATTTGTAGCAATTCCAGTTGCCATTATTGTTCATCTGTTAGCATCTATTGCGTTGATGCTCAAAATCAAGTTAAAATGAGAGACATCACTTTCCACTTAGAGAATGCCGTTGAGTATGTGGTTTATGATTTATCCATCTTCCCAATAGAGGAAAGGCAGAAACAAGCAAAACTATTCAGGTCAGGCAAATGTGTATGTAACTTTATGGGTTATCCTCCGAACAAGATTTCAGACCTTAGACAGATTGGTAGGAAGGTTACAAGTAGGATTGATGGCAAAACCTATGCGGTCCGAGTAAAGAAAAAAGATGCAATAAGTGAATAGTTTTGTATCTTCGCAGTATTACAGACGCAAATTTATAGTAGTGCATAGATTTGTGTTTGAAGGTTCAAACGAAACTGGGGGAAGGTAAGCACTACACCAACCCCCTTTTTTTATTTTATGAAAGAAAACCATAACTGGGCAGCAGTTATACCTTGCAGATACTTAATGAGCAAGGATATTAATAGCAGTCAAAAGTTATTGATTGGGTTAATATCAAGCCTTTCTAATCTTAAAGGTTACTGCTTTGCTTCAAATGATTACCTTGCTGATTGCCTTAACATAAGCAAAATAACTACCAGTCAGTTAATATCTGACCTTGAAAAGAAAGGTTATATAGGAAGGATTATTTACAGAAATGATAAAAAACAAGTTGAGCAAAGGATTCTAACTTTAATTTTAGATAAATACCCCCCATTGGAAACCATAATACCTCCCATTGAAAATAATGATACCCTCCCATTGAATTCAAATATACCTCCCATTGAAAACCGAAAAGATAATATAAAGATTAATAGTAATATTAATAATAAGATTAATAATATAGTGCCTACGATGGAAATGGTTGAGGATTACTTTTATGAAAAGGAAAGACCTGACCTTGCAGAACCTTTCTTTGACCACTATACTTCAAATGGTTGGATGGTAGGAAAGAACAAAATGAAAGATTATAAATCAGCAATTAGAAACTGGATTAGAAACGATAAAAAATTTAATAAGAATGCTACCACTAAATCAAGTTCTGACATCTATGCAGAACGCAGAGCAGAACTCCATCAGTACGCAGACAAGATTGACTTCCTCAGAGGAATTAGACCTTGAGAGATTTAAACTATCAAGGACCAGTGAACCGATTAAGAATCTTAGCACTGCATTGGTTTTAGATGAATTGGCAAACGGGATGCAGAAACTTGGGGTTAAAGGTGATAAGATGCCGAGCACCGCAGACATTTTGCTTATGTACAAGTCTGTAATGGAAGAATACCCTAATATTAAAATCGGGGAAATATCACTTGCTTTTGACCTTGCAGCAAAGGGTAAACTTGATATAGAGGCAGAAACTTACCAAAATTTCTCAATGCTATACCTTCATCGTTTACTCAGGGCATTTGCTCGGTATGGGATGCAGAAGTTAAATGAGATTAAACCAGTAACAGAAAGCAAATGGCAACCAAGATTTATTTCAGATGATGAAAAAATAGAAACTGCATTTGATTGCTTTAAGAAGTTCAGGCAATGGGATAACATAGTATTCGGGGTGGATGTGTTTAATATACTGCACAAACGTGGTAGCATCATTGTAACACCTTCTGAGACCTATGAAAAGGTAATAGAGGCAATGACCAAGAAGATGTTTGAAGGTAGCAGACAAGACAAGATTGATATAAAGAACAAGATGAAGGATGATGATTACATGGAGAATCAATGTAGAAGGATGGCGGTATCAATTTACTTTACTAAAATTTTAAATCAAGGATAATGCAAATTAATAAAATATATAATGAACCATGCCTTGAAACTTTGAAGAAGATGCAAGACAAGTCAATTGACTGCGTTATAACATCCCCCCCTTATTGGCAATTACGTGACTATGGTTATGATGGGCAATGGGGATTAGAACCAACATTTCAAGAGTTTCTTCAACATTTATGGGAGATGATGGATGAAATATACAGAGTACTAAAAGATGAAGGAACTTGTTGGGTTAATCTTGGAGATAGTTTTAGTACACAAAGTGGAACAAATGCAGCACTTGCAAGAGGTAGAAACTACCAATCAGATTCAACCTACATAATAAATAGGGGAGAAAGCGGAAAGTTGATGAAAGATAAAAGCCTACCAAATAAATGTCTTATGTTAATTCCGCATAGATTTGCAATTGGTTGTATTGATAGAGGTTGGATTTTGCGTAATGATATTATATGGGCAAAGAGAAACGGAATGCCTGAATCGGTTACAGATAGGTTTACTAAAAAGCATGAGTATATTTTCTTTATGGTTAAATCTGAAAAATATTATTTTGATTTAAATGCTATAAAGGATAAATCATCTGGCAATAGATGGGGAGGTGATAAATTCATAAATAAAAATTCAAAATATAATGATACAAAAACTAATGGGTTAAATAGAGATAGAAGTATGAATATAGATGGATTTAAAAATCCAGGAACTATTTCTGACTTTTGGGATATTGTTACAAAAGGGTCATCTGATTCTCATTATGCATCGTATAACACAGACTTGATAAAAAAACCTATACTTTCAGGGTGTCCTGAAGGTGGTATAATCTATGACCCATTTATGGGAACTGGAACAACTGCAATGGCATCGTTAAGAGCAAACCGTAATTTTATTGGTTCTGAAATGTCAACAGAATACATAAAAATCTGTGAGCAAAATATCAAACCATTACTAATGCAATCTAAACTATTTTAACATGAACCTCACAGCAGGAATGATTACAAAGTTTGCATTAATCAAGTTGGAAGGACTTGGGTGCTATGTATGGAGAAACAACAATTTGACTGTCCCAGGTAGGAAGTTCATTGGTGAAAGAGGTGTGGCAGATATCATAGGTTTTCATAAAGCAACTGGCAAGGCGGTCTATTGTGAGGTTAAAACTATTGCGGATAAACTTAGTGATTATCAGATAGTTTTTCTCAATAGAGCAAAAAATGCAGGTTGTTTGTGTTACCTTGCAACAGATAACAAAGGTATCCCTGAACTAAGCGAATGGGTTTAACAAAGAACGATATCATCCAAAGTCTATACACCGATAAGGATATAGATAATGCCATTAAGAAGATGCAACCAATAGAGTTGCAGGATGACTTGAGGCAGGAGATGTTCATGGTTCTTTGTGAGATGGATGAGGCAAAGTTTATGAATATGCATACTGGGGGGTTCTTGAAGTTCTACTTGGTACGCACAATGTTATCAATGATAAAGTCTGATAGGTCAACTTTCTTTAATAAGTTTAGGCGAACCTTTACCGAGTGGACTGAGCAACATGATGCACCTGATTCTTCAGATACCATACAAGCAGATGAGATTGCAGTAAAACTAAATAACTCCCTAAAGATTCTGCATTGGTATGAACTTGAAATCTTCCGCTTATACTCAGAGAATGGACAGAACATAATGTCACTTTCAAGAGATACTGGTATCCCTTACCGTTCCCTTATGAAGACCATTAAGAAGACCCGAACTTTACTTAAATATAAAATCAAGAATTATGCTACTCCTTAAAATTGTAATTGCATCTTTATTCTTAGTATTCTATTTTATAGAGATGACAAGGTTGCCTGAGAAATTGAAAATAAACTTTAAACCATTCAATTGCAATATGTGCTTGTCGGTGTATGTAGCAGTCATTCTGTACCTACTGCCTACAATCGTTCTCAATTGCGTTTTGGTAGCATTCGTTTCAGGTGTATCTGCACCTCTATTCAGGAACTTATTAAATAACATATTCTTTAAAAAGTAAATCATGGAAGGAAAAATCTGCCCAAAGTGTAAAGTCTACAAAGAGAAAGCAAAGTTTAGCAAATCAACTGCAAGGACCGATAAGATGGCGGTTTATTGCAAGATGTGTGAGAACGCACAGAGGAAAGCGAAACTTGAAGAACGCAAAAGAGATGCAATGTTTGATATCTTTTAGTTTAATTAAATCACAGAAAGCGTAGTAAATCACCTTTAAAATCAAAACAGATAAACTATGGCACAACAAAATGCGTATAAGTGCGTATTCAATCAATTCATTAATTAATCAACTTTACACAAAACAAATAAAATATGCTAAACGCAGGACAAAAAGAAAAAGAGTTTTTAACTCTTTTAGAAAAATTTAAAACAAATAACATGAATCAAACATTAGGAACAACAGCAATTTATTGGAAACCAACAGTAGAACCAAGAAATAAACCAATGACCGCAGTAATGCAATTGATTAACTTTATTTTAGTTGAACGCAGACAAGAGGATGGTTCAATTAAATTCCATTCTCATGAGGACTTTAGTAGGTTCTTGCAGATTGAAAAGGAAAACTTAAAAAATGCTCACATTGATGGTCAATCATTGATTGATTACAAAAATGAATATGCTGAAGCATTTTATAATGAAACCTATAACGAAACCTATTAAAAATAACTATGGCACAACAAACGGCAATGCAAGAAGCAATTAAATATTTAAAATCATTCAACTTGGAAGCATCAGCAATTATATTGGAAGATAAATTTCTTGAAAAAGAGAAAGAGCAGATAATAAATGCTTGTGTAAAGTTTGGAAATAATAACGGAGTTGACATAGATGATTACGAAGAATACTACAACGAAACCTATAATAAATAACTATGGCAAAGCAGACGGCAGTAGAATGTTTGGTGAAAACCATTACCGATAAATATGATAAATCATTCACTGAATTTTATGGTGCGGAAATAGAACAAGCCAAAGCAATGGAAAAGGAACAAATCATTCACGCATATTGGAACGGGACAACCGATATGGAAAAACAAGATGCATTAAATGATGCTGAAAAGTTTTATAATGAATACTATAAAAACTAACAGATGACAAAAGAAGATGAACAATTTATAGAAGAAAACATATACAACTTTGAATGTGTAAAGGCAGGGTTTATGAAGAACCTGCCCTTGCATATCTTGGTGGGGTATGAGCAGATTTACAGAAGGTACTTAGATTCAGGGTTTATACTTACATCGTGGTGTGGGTCATGTGTTGCCGACATGATGAAGCGACTTAGCAGATACTGGGATGCATACCAAGCAAGTAAGTTAATAGATATAGAAGAATTCATGCAAGAACCAACTCCGAAAAAGAAAGGTAGACCATTTAAAAATAAACAATGATATCACACGAAGAATTCTTACAAACAGAACTTGATATGGGCATAAGTGTGGATAACCCTGAGTTCATTAACCTTGCCAATGTTACAGTTAATCAGTTATCAATACCTTACCATTCTGTCCTTGATTATGGTGCAGGTATAGGTGTTTACTCAGATGCATTCCATAAAGCAGGTAAAGAGGTATACACATTTGAACTATGGCAACCTCATAAGGATTACATAAAAGAAAAGTTTCCACACCTAAACTTGATAGTTAAACCGATTACAACAGACCTGCTTTGTTGGATTGAAGTTGCAGAACACATGACAGATAAAGAGATATCTGCATTGTTTAAAAAGATTAAACCAAAGTATATCCTCTTTTCATCTACACCTAACAAGACAGAGAATGATGAAGCCTGGGGTCATATTAATCTAAAGGACCATCAAGGATGGGTTGATACAATGCAAAAGCATAACTACACATTAATTCAGAATCTATCATACCCAACACCTTGGGCAAAACTATTCAAATGCGTATAATAGCAGTAGGTCAAAGAAACTCAGGGGTTTCATTCCATAGGCTATTCAATCCCATCATGTATCGTCCTAAAGAGTTCGCAATGATGACGGATGTACTAACTGAGGAAGAACTTGAGAAGGGGTATGACATTGTTTTTATTAACCGATACATTGCAGGTCTTGAGGTTGATGAATTAGTGAGACTGAGGGAGAAGTACGGATTCAAGTTGGTAGTTGATATTGATGACTATTGGCATCTTGACCCATGGCACATCCTATATGGTAAATACCCAACAAAGAAGGTCATTGACCATATTAAGGTAGCAGACTTGGTAATATGTTCTAACAATGATTTGGCGGTTCATGTGAATGAACTTAACCCCAATTGGATAGTAATACCAAACGCATTACCTTATGGTGAGGACCAGTTTACAGACTACAAAACTGAATCAGATAGGGTGCGTTTCGTTTATGCAGGTTCTATAACCCATGTTAAAGATATTGCAATCCTCAAGAATCCAATGAAACGTGTTGCAACGGATGTTATAACAAAAAATAACTCAAGGTTCATCCTTTGCGGTTATAGTGAAGATAAGCAGGTTGCAAACGATTGGGGCAGAATGATAAATGATTATCTCTGTGGGTTCAAGGTTGATGGGTACATACGTTCTGCGTTACCAGTGGACCAATACATGAACTTTTATAATGAGGCAGATGCTTGTCTGATTCCTTTAGTAGATAGCAAGTTCAACTCAATGAAGTCCAACCTTAAAGTATTGGAGGCAGCAACTAAGAATGCACCCGTGATAGCATCTAATGTCAAACCTTATTCAGATTGCCCACACATAATACCAGTAACCCATCAAGGTGGATGGTTTGAAAATATTAAAAAACTTGTCAAAGATGCTATATATAGACAAGAGATGGGTCTTGCCAACGGGGAATGGTGTAGAGAAAACTTTAACTTGGTAAAGATAAACAAGTTAAGAAGTCAAGTTTTTGAATCACTTTTATAAAACATAATTCAAATGAAAGCAGAGTTACACTTTAACCTTGATGATTACGATGATAAGATAGAGCATCTAAGATGTGTTCAAGCATCTGATACGTGTAGTGCAGTTTGGGAGTTCTTAAATAACACAAAGAAAGAGTTAACGCATAATGCTTTGATTCAGGACCTTGATGTAGATGATTCAATCAATTTGGTTTACAGAAGGTTTTGGGAGATATTAGAGGAAAGGAACATAGACATAGATAAACTTGTACAATGAAGTACCAACCTAAATGGGTAACGTGTAA